GAAACGGTCAGACGAAATCTGGTTTATACTCTTTGTTTATCCCAATGGAATGGAACTATGAAGGATTTATTGACGAGTATGGAATTCCAGTCTTTACTACTCCTGATATCGACAGACTTACACCAGACGGTGAATTAATAGATGTAGGTGTAATAGATAACTGGCAAAATGAAGTAGATGGTTTAAAAGACGATCAAGATGCTTTAAACGAATTTTACCGTCAGTTTCCTAGAACTACAGAGCACGCGTTTAGAGATGAGACTAAGAATAGTATATTTAACTTAGTTAAGCTATACGAACAAATAGATTACAACGAAGAGATGGTAAGAACCTTAGGAATTACAACTGGTAATTTTCAATGGGTGAATGGAATTAAAGATTCACAAGTAATATTCTACCCAGATCCAAAAGGTAGGTTTAAAACTAGTTGGGTTCCACCTCAACAACTACAAAACAGAGTAATACTTAAAAATGGTATTAAATATCCTGGCAACGAGCACATGGGTGCTTTTGGTTGTGATAGTTACGACATATCAGGCACAGTGGATGGAGTTGGATCGAAAGGAGCTTTGCACGGTTTAACTAGGTTCAGCATGGAAGACGCTCCAGCAAACAGTTTCTTTTTAGAATACTTATCAAGACCGCCAACAGCCGAGATGTTCTTTGAGGACGTTCTAATGGCTTTAGTTTTTTATGGGATGCCTATACTCGCTGAGAACAATAAACCTCGTCTATTGTATTATTTAAGACGTAGAGGATATAGAGGGTTTAGTATGAATAGACCTGACAAGATATGGAATAAGTTATCCGTTGCAGAAAAAGAAGTAGGTGGTATACCTAATTCATCAGAAGATATTAAACAAGCACATGCAGCAGCAATCGAGATGTATATACAAGATCACGTTGGAATAAAGCAAGATGGTACGTTTGGTGATTTGTATTTCAACGAACTGCTAAATGATTGGGCAAAGTTTGATATAAACAAAAGAACAAAGCACGATGCGTCTATAAGCTCTGGTTTAGCTATAATGGCTAACAATAGGCATTTGTACGCACCAAACGCTAAGGTTGAAAAACAACCATTAAATTTAAACATTTCCAAGTATACTAATACTGGAAGAAATTCACAAATAATCAAATAATAAATATGGCAGAGTCTGGCATTAAAAGTTATTTCCCGAGTCAAACTGTAAGCGATGCTGAGAAGCTTAGCTATGAATATGGTTTAAAAGTAGGTAAAGCTATAGAGCAGGAGTGGTTCAACAACGATAGGGGTTCTAATAGATATGGAACTAATCATAATGATTTTCATAATCTAAGATTGTACGCTAGAGGCGAGCAGTCTATACAAAAATACAAGGATGAGTTATCTATAAACGGTGATTTGTCCTATTTAAATTTAGACTGGAAACCAGTTCCAATTATATCCAAGTTTGTAGATATAGTTGTAAATGGTATTGCTGAAAGAACATACGATATAAAAGCTTATTCTCAAGATCCTTTTGGTATTGAGAAGCGAACAGAGTATATGGAGTCTATAATTAGAGACATGCAAAGTAAGGAGTTTAACGACGCTGCTATGGAAAACTTTAATATTGATTTATACGAAAACAAAAAAGAAGAGTTACCAGAGTCTGAAGAAGAGTTAGCTCTTCACATGCAATTAAGTTATAAGCAAGCTGTGGAGTTAGCAGAGGAGCAAGCTTTAAATGTTTTGTTTGATGGCAACAATTACGAACTAATAAAGAAAAGATTTTATTACGATTTAACAGTATTAGGTATTGGCGCTGTTAAAACGAACTTTAACACATCTGAAGGAGTTACTATAGATTACGTTGATCCAGCAAATCTTGTATACTCTTACACAGACTCCCCTAATTTTGAAGACATATATTACGTTGGTGAAGTAAAAAGTATTCCGGTAAACGAATTAGCAAAACAATTTCCTCATTTGTCTGAAAGTGATCTTGAGGATATAATGAAAAATAAATCTAACAATAGATCTAATTACAGTTCAAGACATAGTTACGACAAAGAAGACAACAACACGATTCAAGTTTTGTACTTCAATTATAAAACCTATATGAATGAGGTTTATAAGGTAAAAGAAACTGGAACTGGGGCTGACAAGATTATACCTAAAGATGATTCGTTTAATCCCCCAGAAGATAAAGAAGGTGGATACAGCAAGATGCTAAGATCTATAGAGTGTCTTTACGAAGGCGCTATGATTCTTGGTACAGAAAAGCTACTTAAATGGGAGATGTCAAAAAACATGATGCGTCCTAAAAGTGATTTTACTAAAGTTAAAATGAATTATAGTATCGTAGCTCCTAGAATATATGATGGTAGAATTGATTCTTTAGTAAAGCGTGTAACAGGTTTCGCTGATATGATTCAGTTAACACATTTAAAGTTACAACAAGTAATGTCTAGAATGGTTCCAGATGGTGTTTATTTAGATGCCGATGGTTTAGCTGAGGTTGACTTAGGTAATGGAACGAACTACAACCCGCAAGAAGCTTTAAATATGTTCTTCCAAACTGGTAGTGTTATAGGTAGATCATTTACTTCTGAGGGCGATATGAACCCAGGTAAAGTACCTATTCAAGAAATAACATCTGGGTCTGGTGGAAATAAAATGCAAGCTCTTATTGGTAATTACAATTACTACTTACAAATGATAAGAGATGTAACCGGACTTAACGAAGCTAGAGATGGTAGTATACCAGATAAAAACGCTTTAGTAGGAGTTCAAAAGTTAGCAGCCGCTAATTCAAACACCGCAACTAGGCATATATTACAAGCCGGTTTATTTTTAACAGCACAGACAGCTGAGTGTTTATCACTTAGAATATCGGATATTATAGAATACTCTCCAACTAAAGATGCGTTTATACAAGCGATAGGCACACATAACGTTGCTACACTAGAAGAAATGAAAAACCTTCATTTATATGACTTTGGTATATTTTTAGAGCTAATGCCAGATGAAGAAGAAAAAGGTATTTTAGAAAACAATATTCAAATGGCTCTACAGCAACAAACTATAGAGTTAGAAGATGCTATTGATCTTAGAGAAGTAAGAAATGTTAGGTTAGCCAATCAACTTCTTAAAATACGTAGAAAAAAGAAAATGGATAAAGATCAAGCTATGCAACAACAAAACATGCAGCAACAAGCTCAGCTTAATCAACAATCAGCACAAGCAGCAGCTCAAGCCGATGTTCAAAAAAACCAAGCGTTAACCGCAGGCAAAGCAGAGTTATTACAAATGGAAGCTCAAGTAGAATCTCAAAGAATGATGCAAGAAGTTCAAATGAAAAAAGAACTAATGGCGCTGGAGTTTCAATACAACATGCAACTCAAGGGTGTTGAAGTTGATGGCGTGAAGGAAAGAGAAAAACAAAAAGAAGATCGTAAAGACGAAAGAACAAAGATACAAGCAACACAACAATCAGAGATGATTGAGCAAAGAAATAGTGGAAAACCACCTAAAAACTTTGAGTCCGCAGGTAATGATATACTAGGTGGAGGATTTGATTTAGGTTCGTTTGACCCTAGGTAGAATTTATTAATTATTATTATATTATATTATGGAAGAAGAAAATGAAAAAGTAGTCGAAGAGACTACTCAAGAAACAACTGAACAAGTTGATGAAAGTAAGTTTGAATCTGTTAACGACGATAGCGTTATAAAAGTAGATTTAAGTAAACCCCCAACACCAAAAGAAGATGAAGTTAAAGAAGATAACGCTGACGACAGCGGAGTGGTTGCAGAGTCTGAAGATGCCGAGCCCACACAAGAACAAGAAGAAGTACAACCGGAAACTGAAACACAAGAAGCTCCAGTATTAGAAGAAATTACTGAAGATCAAGTTGAAGAAGTAGAAGAACAGGTTGAAGAAGCTATAGCAGAGGCTGAGGCCACTGGAAAACCTTTACCAGAAAATATCCAAAAGTTAATGGACTTTATGGAAGAAACTGGAGGTGATTTAAATGATTACGTTAAGCTTAATCAAGATTATTCAAAATTAGATGATCAAAATCTATTATACGAATACTACAAGCAAACAAAACCTCATTTAAACAATGAAGAAATTAACTTCCTTATGGAAGACACATTCTCTTTCGACGAAGATGTAGACGACGATAGAGATATACGTAGAAAGAAATTAGCGCTTAAAGAGCAAGTTGCCAGCGCTAAAAGCCACTTAGACGGGCAAAAGTCTAAATACTAT